GGTGGTACAGCCGGTAATGGCGCCAGTGGTGGAGGAGGTGGCTCCGGATACACTGGACATGGCGGTGGCCTAGCTATATATGGATCCCAAGGACATAACGGGGGTAGTGGAACATCTGCAACAAATTATTCCGGTGGTGGTGGCGGAGGCGCGGGAAGTGCTGGGGGCACCGGCGGTGCAGCAGGATCCGGTGTTGTAGTTACTATTGTAACACCAAACATTACAGTTGCAGTAGGTGGAAGTGCTGGTCAAAATGCTACCGGTGCCGCCGGTGCAGCAAATAGAGGTAATGGTGGCGCCGGTGCTGATGGCACCGGCGGACATGGTGGTTCCGGCATCGTTATTCTTAAATACAAATACCAATAAAATAATAAAATAGAAGAGATAAATACAGTATGGCATTAACAACTTTACCTGGTTTTACACTAAATTCAACCTCAAGCTTTACATTTGGGAACGCAAATGTTACTGGTAATACCACGTCAAATAACATCACAGTATCCAATGTACTAACAGTAACCGGTAATCTTTCTTCCGGTAATGCTAATTTAGGTAATGCAGTAAGTGCTAATTATATCATTGGTAACGGAGCATTCTTAACAGGAATCGGTGGCGCAGGATATGTAAGTAACGGCAACAGTAATGTAAGTATTCCAACCGCAAACGGAAATATCAATCTTTCTGTATCAGGAAATTCAAATGTAGCAGTAATCACTGGCACAGGTATTAATGTTGCTGGCTATGCTAATTTTACTGGAAACGCAAACATTGCAGGAAATGTAACTGCAGGAAATGTTTCAGCAACTAATTTAACTGGTACGTTATTAACAGCAAGTCAACCACAAATCACTAGTCTTGGTACATTATCTACATTGACGATTAGTGGTAATGCAGTAATTAGTGGTAATCTTACTGTAACAGGTAATACAACATTTATCAATAGTAATGTTGCAGCTATTACAGACCCGTTATTCTATCAAGGTGGTGGTGCAAATAATACTGCATTAGCTAGTAATGATGGATATGATCGTGGTGAAGTTTTAGTATATTATACAGGTGGTGCAACAACTCAAGCGTTCATGGGTTGGAAAAATGCCAATGCAGATTTTGAATTTGCAAGTAATGTATCTATAAACACTAACGTAGTAACGGTCAATCAATTAGCAAATATTCGTGCTGGTAATGCTAATTTAGGTAATTTAATAGTAGCAAACTTTGCGACAATTGCAAGTAACATTACTAGTGGTAATGCTAACTTGGGTAATTTAGTTGCAGCCAATTATCTATCATTGGCTAATAGTGCAAACATTACTGGTAATGCTAACATAACTGGAAACATAACTGCAGGTAATGCTAACTTAGGTAATTTAGTATTAGCTAATTATTTCACAGGAATTCACAGTAACGGTAATAGTAATATAAGTATCCCTGCTGCAAATGGTAACATAAATCTTTCGGCAGTTGGTAATGCAAATATATTGGTAATAACTGGTACTGGTGCAAATATATCAGGATATGCCAACGTTACAGGCAATGTAGTTGTTGGTGCAAATCTAACTGCGGGTAATGCAAACTTAGGTAATTTTGTAACTGCTAACTATCACAGTGGTGTAGGCGCAAACTTTACTGGAAACTTAACATCAGGTAATGCTAACTTAGGTAATTTAATTACTGCTAATTATGCAAACATAGCAAATGATTTTAAAGCTAATGGTAACTTAGTTGGTGGTAACATCTATGCAAACACAGGTACAATTCAAGGACAATTCTTAGCTGGTACTATATCTACGCAAAGTCAGACACAAATTACTGCGATTGGTACACTATCTAGTTTAACAGTTACTGGTAATGTAACAGTAGGGAATTTATCTAGTCAGTATGGTAATATTTCAGCTAATTATATTTTAGGTAATGGTGCATATTTAACTGGACTTGCAAGTCCAGTTCCCACAACATTTACTGTTTCTAATGTAACAACAGGTAGCACATTCTATCCTGTATTTGCAAATGGTACTTCAGGTTCAAGTGCGTTTGAAACACATACGTATTTAGGATATGATGCAGGCAATGGTATCTTCTCTGCTAACTTATTCACAGGAACATTTACTGTTGCAGCTGCTGCACAACCCAACATCACCAGTGTTGGTACATTAACTGGTTTAACTGTCAGCGGAACTGCACAATTTACAAGTAATGCTACTGTTAAAATTGGTGGCGGTGGATCAGGATATTTATTAAGTACAGATGGTACTGGTAATCTTATTTGGTTATCACAAAGTTCTATTACTGCTGGTGGAACCAGTGGCGGAGGAGGCGGAGGAGGCGGAGGCAAAGTAACATATACTGCAGCCAGTGCACCTCCCGCATCAGGTGTAAACGTAGGAGATCAATGGTATAATACAAGTACGAATGTATTGTACGAATATTTGACAGATGGTGTTACATATTACTGGGTTGACACTCAGTCGCCCACATTAAGTGCAGGTAATGTAAGTACTGGATATGTTGGTAGAAGTTATACAGGTGATGGTACAACAACTAACTTTACAGTAAGCTCTGGAACAAATGTATTCAGTGTATTGGTGTTCTTAGACGGCTTATGTCAAATGCCAACAACCGATTACACGATTAGTGGAAGTACGATTACATTTATTCCTGCTCCATTATCGGGAATGAGTATACAGATTAGGGAGTTACCACGATAATGGCAACACTACTAACTATTAATGATTTAAATCAAAGTGCTTTTACCAGTGCTATTAAACCACAAATAACAAATATCACACCAACTAATTTTGTATTCAATAATCCTACTGGTTTTTCAACAATATCTGCAAATACACCGGGATATATAATAATAAACGGTAGTAATTTTACAACTAATACACAAGTTTTTACTAAATTAATTGGAACATCAGTATCTACACAAGCATTGCTAGCAACTTCAATTGCTTTTATTAGCTCTAGTCAATTAAATGTATCGTTACAAGCTAGTGCGGCAGGTAACGCACTATTATATGTTGTAAACAGTTACGGTACTTTGGGAATTAAACAAATAACTTTTGCATAACTATGGCAACATTACTAAACACACGAGATTTTTCATCTATTGCTTTATCTGCCATTACAGGGCCAACCATTACCAATGTGCAAGTTACAGACAGTAATTACAATGCGTTGACTGCAACAGCATTAAGTACAGTAACTGGTGGATATATTAAGATTACAGGTACTAACTTTACTGTTGGTACAAATGTATATGTTGATTATGGTGCATTGATACCAGCATCAAGCGTCACATATGTAAGTTCAACACAATTAAATGTAAAAATGCCTAACTTAACTGCAGGTAGTTATATGCTTGTGTTGGTAACAAATACTGGAAGTGTAGCTATTAGAATCAATGGGGTTACGTACGCAGTTACTCCTATATGGGTAACAAGTCCTGGACTAACCGGTTACAACGGTGTACAAATATCTATTAATTTAGCAAGTACTATTGGATTTGGTGATAGCGTTACATATAGTGTTGCATCAGGTAGTGCACTACCTACTGGTTTAGCATTATCATCAGCAGGTTTATTATCTGGTGTTATTACTAATTTAAGTAGCTCAACTGTGTATAATTTTACATTGAGTGCAATTGATTCAGAAAATCAAACAACCAGTCAAACATTTACACTTGCTATAAGTGTACAAATTGATCCATACTTTAGTCAATCATTATTAATTAATGGTGAAACATTGCTACCTTCATATGTACTTGATTCTAGTACTAATAACTATCAAGTTGTTCCATATGGTCTACAACGTTCTGATATTTTTAATCCTTTTTACGGTAATGGATATTACTCACTACAATTTAATGGAACAACAGATTACATATACGGTGGTGTAAATACCAGTGCTTATACAGAAGGTCCCGGATCTTATACTCTTGAGGGATTCTTTAACTTGAACCAAACACCAGGTGGTACGATTGGTACATCACTTGGAATTATGAACACATGTGCAAGTACTACGGCTACGAGTGCATATCATGCATGGGGATTTTATACACTTAACCAAATTGCAATTGGTACAAACAATGGTTTAACATATACATACGTAACCATTACACAAACATTACCTTTATATGCATGGTTTTATTTAGCTATTGTTTATAATGGAACAACTAATGTGGGTACAATATACTATAATGGAACTCAAGTTGGTACATGGACTGATGCAACTACATACAACACAGTTAATACAGGTATTTGGATGGTTGGTTCAATGTACGGTACTACTGGATTGCTTAAAGGCTACGTAAGTAGTTTAAGATTTGTTAAAAATATTGCAGTTTATACTTCAAGTTTTACAGTTTCTTTGACATATCCAATACAAAATTATACAAACTATACTGCATTATTGTTATGTCAAAATAGTACATTTTCGGATAATGGATTGAACAGTGGTTCTAACATTGTTTACCCAGCAGGTTCTGTTAAAGTTTCAGTTTATATTCCTTATGTTGCATCTTCTATATATTCAACATATGGTAGTGGATATTTCAATGGATCAACTGATTACATAACTATACCTAATACTACCAATTTGCAAATGATAGGTAGTGATTTTACTATTGAATGCTTTGTGTACTTAAACGCACTACCTACTGCGGGTAACTATTACATAATTTGCAGTAAAGGTGCTAGTTCAACATCAAATTTAGAATATCAATTTTCTATATATAACAACTCAGGTTCATATAAATTAGATTTGCAATTGAGCATTAATGGTACAACAGTACTGGAATATCAATCAAATACAATTATTCTGTATATTAATCAGTGGTACGGAATATCAGTAAGTAAATTATTAGCAACCGCATATTTTTGGTTAAACGGTGTTTCTGCTGGACAGTTCGTAGTAACTGGCAGTGCATTGAATGCAGCAGGATCTGCGCCATTGTCAATTGGTGCATTGCTAAATGCTACACCTACTTACTATTTCTCGGGCTATATAAGTAACTTTAGATTAATTAAAGGTACAGGCATATATTATCTGCCATATACTTTGGCAACAACTCCGTTAACCAATGCATTGAATACTCAATTGTTAACATTGCAATACAATGGTGCTATTACAAATAATGGATTTATTGATACAGGCCCCTTCAATAACATCATTACACGATCTGGAAATGCGTCACAAGGTACATTTAGTCCATATAGTCAGACTGGATGGGCAGTTTATTTTGATGGATTTTCGGGATATTTTACAGGTACCCCTTCTGTTGCTAGTACACTAAATCTATCTAGTGGTTCTTTTACTATTGAGGCATGGGTTTATATACCAATTTTATCTGCTAATCAATATGTAGTTAACCTATCCAATAGCCTTAATGCTACGTCAGGATTGACTTTTGGTATCAATAGTGCTGGGTATCCATTCATTGGTAATGGATCAACAACAAATGTAGGCTCAATTGCAATTACAACAAATTCATGGAATCATATAGCAGTATCAAGTAATGGTACTACATGTGTATTATATACAAACGGCGCCCCAAATGGTGCAGGTGTTGTATTTAATCCAAACAGTTCTGGGTATATATTCATTGGTAGAGATGCAGGTGGAACTACATATTTAAATGGATATATTTCAAATCTAAGAATTGTCAAAGGTTCACAGATATATACAACAACATTTACACCTAGTGTTACTCCATTAACACCTATTATTAATACAGTATTTTTATTTGCTCAAACAAATAGATTCAATGATGTTAGTATATCTAATATACCATTAATTCCATTTGGTCTTGTGCAAGTACAAGCCTTTACACCTTTTATTGATAATATCAATATCCCAGTAACATATAGCACTTATTTCCCCGGTGGTACATCAACTTATATAACAACTACTGCAAGTCAGATCATACCTGCTTCATATCCATATACAATTGAATGTTGGATTAATATTTCTACATATACCAGTAATCCTGTTATTGTATCGCAAGGTACTAGTGGTAATATAGGTCGTACTAGTTTCTTTGTAAATAGTTCAGGTTATTTGTCATTTGGTATCGGATCAACAATTATTACAAGTACAGGAACAGTTCCCTTAAATCAATGGGCATATGCAGCGGTGGTAGTTGGTCAAAACTCAGCAACATTTTATATCAACAGCAGTACATCAGGTACATCAGGGATAACAGGATCACCGCAAAACAGTCCACTAATTATATGTGGTGATTGGCAAAGCTCTCCCAGCATCACAGGATACATCAGTAATTTACGTATCAGTAATATAGCACGTAACATATATAGTGCTCCTTCAACTTATTTCACTGCGGATATTGGTTGTACATTATTGGCATTCATATATAATTCAAGTATAAGTGACTTATCTCCTTCAAATAATACATTAACAATTACAGGTGTTAACAATATATTTGTTTCACAATATAATCCATTCAATAGTACATTGACACAACCTATTCAATATAGTGCTAATTTAATTGGTAGTAGTATTTACTTAAACGGTGTTACTGATTATTTGACTATTCCTCCTAGTATTAATAATTACTTTGGTACTACTAACTTTACAGTTGAGTTTTGGCTTTATTCAACTGTATTACCTTCAACCGGTACCAATTATTCAATTGTAGATTTTTGGCCCTTAGCAAACGGTAGTTATTTATTTGGTAACACAAATAATCAATGGACTATTACATTATACAGTACTGGACAATTTCAATTCATTTATGCAACGAGTTTAACTGGTTTAAACACCATGACAACTGCAAAAACAATAACTACAAATTCATGGAATCACGTTGCGTTTGTTAGATACAATAATGTTCTTACTGTTTATATCAATGGTGTGCCTGATATTACCACATTATCGTTGACAGGAGTTTCACTTGGCTATACCAATTATAATGCTAGTATTGGTATTGAAACAAGTACAAAATCTACTGCAACATTGTTCAATGGATACTTATCTAATATAAGAATAAACAGTTATGCTTTGTATACAACACCTTTTAGTCCACCTACTCAACCGTTCACAGGTACTACTAGTGGTACATTGTTGTTATTAACCGGAAATGCGATTGGAGTTAGTGATTTGGGTGGTAATGTTAACTTAATTACATACAACACATCAACATCAACTAGTGTATACAAATTTGGATCGAGTTCTATCTATTTTAATGGTGTATCAAGCTATACTCTTGCACCTTATAATCCGTATTACAATTTAAACAATGGTAATTTTACAATTGAATTTTGGGCATATTTTAATTCTACTAGTGCAAATCAACAAATTATAGGTCAATTTAATGCTACGTACTTTAATTGGGGTATTTCAGTTAGTGCAACAAATACAGTAAGTTACTATTTAAGTAGTGTCGGTACTAGCTGGAATATAGCTAATGCGGCTACGATTGGAACATTCACAACAGGTTCTTGGTATCATGTAGCTTTAGTAAGAAATGGAAATTCTATTACCGGGTATTTAAATGGAACTGCAGGTACAACAACGACTACAACCAGTTCTATATATACGGTTGCTACACCATTGTCAATTGGTGCGTTATATAATTCTGGTAGTTCAACGTTTGATGCACAAACAATTAGTACTTTTGCTAATTATTTTAATGGATATTTAGACGATCTTAGAATTACTAAAGGTATAGCAAGATATACAACAGCATTTACTCCACCAACAATTGGTGCGTTTACACAATAACTAACATAAATACAGTATGGCTTTTCCAACATCACCCGCAGACGGCTCAATTACAACAGTTAATGGCATAACTTATACGTATGCCGCATCCACTACGTCTTGGACAAGACAACAAGCTGGACAAAATTTAGGTGTTTTTAATGTAGTTGTAGACACATATACGGCTGATGGTAATACAGTAACATATACTACCAGTGTAACACCTACAAGTTCAGATGTAATTTTTATTAATATTGGCGGTGTATTACAACAAGAATCTGCATATACAATAAATGGAAATCAAATTACATTTACTGGAACTCCTGCTGCAGGAACAGTAATTGAAATTAGAACATTTAATGCTACAAAAGTAGGTGTAGTAACAGGAATTACATATAATTATTTTATTGGTGACGGATCGACAACAACTTATTCGTTATCTACAATCCCAACTAGTGTAAACTATGTTTTATTATATGTTAATGGTGTTGGTCAACCAAAGAGTTCATACGCAGTGAGTGGTGCATCTCTGATATTTGATACTGCTCCTGCAATCATTAATCCAGTATTAAGTTCAGTTACTTATGTAGGTCAATTGATAACAGTAACTACAACTAGTCCACATGGTGCAGTTGTTAATGGGCAAATGACAATCAGTGGTATTACATCTTCAGGTTCCGGTGCACCTAATGGAACATTTCAAATTTTAAATGTAATAAATCCAACACAATTTACATATACTGCCGCAGCAACACCAGTTGGTACACTAAATGCATCATCTGCCTCACTAACATTATACCCATATATTGAAATTAGTGTGTTTGGTCCTGCAGTTACAACTGGATTTGCATCAGGTTCAAATACACAAATACAATATAATAATGCAGGAATAATGGGTTCAAGTTCAAACTTGACATTTACCAATACATCAAATACTTTATATAGTGACAATATTTCAGCTATAGCGGCTAATATTGGCAATATTACAATCACAGGTAGAATTGCCGGTAATTTAACTGCTACAACAGGAACAACTACATTATCAAATTTGATTGTATCTAATACTACAACTACAAATACTGTTACAGTAAGCAATGTGCTTACTTCTAGTTCACTTGTAGTAACCAATAGTGCTAATTTGGGTGCAATTACAGGGATAAAAATTACAGGTGGAACAAGTGGTTATGTATTAACCACAGACGGTACTGGTAATTTAAGTTGGGCAGTTGGTCCAACAAGTTTAGCAGCAGGTGGAAACACCCAAATACAATTCAATAACAATGGTTCATTGAATGCAGTTTCAACATTTACATTTAATTCAAGCACCAATGTAGTAAGTGCTACTGCATTTGCAGGTGACGGTGGTAATTTAAGTAATATTCAAGGTGCTAACATAACTGGTTACGTATCTGTTGCTAGTACTGTTATTTCTGTACCTGCAGGTAATGTTGTAGGGGCAGTATCACTTGCCGGATATGTAAGCGCAAGCTCACAATCAAATATAACTAGTGTAGGTACTTTAGCAAATTTAGCAGTATCTGGTAATACAACAATTTCTGGTAACACAACAATTACTGGTAACTTAACAGTAACGTCTAGTAATTTTGCACTTACTGGAAATGCTAATATTACAGGAGTCACTACATTGGGCCCGGTTGGTAATGTAAAAATTACAGGTGGAACAAATGGACAAGCATTAATTACAGACGGCACCGGTAATTTAACTTTTGGGACTGTTGCATCTGGCGGAGGTGGCGCAAGCGCTGGCCTCGCATTAGGATATTCATTAATTTTCGGAGGATAACATGACAGCACCAAATATGATAGCATTGAACACAGTTAATGGAAATACTGTGGGAGCAAATTTAACAACAACTAGTTCTACTGTAGTACTAAGTAATCCAGCTAGCTCAAATCATGCATATAAAATCAATACATTAAATGTATCAAATGGAAACACATCTAGCGCAGCTACAATTACATTGAGTTGGAATAACGCAGCATCTGGTGGAGGAACTGCATTCCCTATTGCAGCTAATATTATTGTACCTGCTCAAAGTACATTAAACATCATCGACAAAAGTTCTCAATACTATTTGCAAGAAAATACTAGTTTAAATGCTACTGCAAACATTGCAAACGTATTAATTGTAACATGTAGTTATGAAGACTTGAGTTAAAATGACTAAACGCTTTAAAGGCGGATTAATGTCTAGCACATCACCGTCTGTTTCTCTCGCACAAGCCAGCGGTTATTGGAATCACGAAGATGTTGCTACTAATATGTTAGCACAAAATTGGCCTGGAATAGTAGTTACACAAACATTTTCTTACACAGGCTCTCTTCAAATTTTAAATATACCCACAAATCTATTAGGCGGAACGGTTACTGTTACAGCTTTGGGTTCAGCAGGTGGCTCTGATTCTAGTGGTAGTTTAGGTGGAACGGGTGCAAATGTAACTGCTACTGTTACCGTTACAGCCGGTACCGTTCTTTTTATTGTAGTAGGGAATGCTAATAATGGTGTTGTAGGTGGTGCTGCAGCAAGTTACGGTGGAGGTGGTTCTGGTGGAGGTCCTTTAGTAGGTACATACGGTGGTTCTGGTGGAGGATACAGTGGAGTATTCACTGGTAATCCTAGTATAGCAAATGCACTCGTAGTTGCAGGTGGTGGAGGTGGTGCAGAATATTATGGATCAGGCGGTAATGGTGGAAATTCATCAGGTGGTGCAGGGACAAATGGTGCTAATGGTGGCTATTTAGGTGGACAAAATAACGGTAATGGTGCAACAACAAGTAGTGGTGGAAGTGGTGGTACTTCTACTGACACAGGTAATGCTGGATCAGGTTCTGCATTAACAGGTGGAAATAGTACGGCTGTAAATAACAATAGTTTACATGGCGGTGGTGGCGGTGGTGGCGGATATTATGGTGGTGGTGCTGGAGCATCAGGTGGATTGTCATCAGGTGCTGGAGGAGGTGGAAGCTCATATGCTACATCTACAATAACATATGGTACTCCAAATCAAAATATTTTTGGAAGTGTAACTATACGTTACTCTATATAATAGTTTAAGGATTAGCAAATGACTATTAAAAGAAAATATAAAGGTGGATTAATTACTGCTAATACAGTATTACCTAATTCATTAATTGCTTCGGGTATTTGGAATCATACTGATGTAGTAACAAATATGTATGTCAATAATTGGCCAGGTACAAGTGTCGTTGTAAATTATTTAATAGTTGCAGGTGGTGGTGGGGGCGGTTCAAGTGTTATAGGTGGTGGCGGGGGTGGGGGCGGACTTATATCTGGTCCGTTAACTAGATTAACCTCAGGAACTACGTATACAGTAAGTGTAGGAGCCGGCGGCACTGCCACAAACAATGGTACAAGTTCAAGTATGTCTGGTACTGGATTCGCTATAGTTACTGCAATAGGTGGCGGTAATGGAGGAAGTAGTTCAACCATAACTGGTAATGGAGGATCAGGCGGGGGCGGAAATTACTTTACAAATACATCTGCAGGAAGTGCAACATCTTGTCAAGGATACCCCGGTGGTACAGGTACTTCTTCATCTCACACATATGGTGCTGGTGGTGGCGGTGGAGCAGGTGGTACAGGAATTAATGGTTCTGTTGCTTGTGGTAGTTATGGTAACGGTGGCGCAGGTGGACCTGGTAAACTCACTACTATTACAGGATCAAGCTTGTATTTTTCAGGTGGAGGTGGAGGAGCCGGCGGTGCAGACACAACATATGGCGCGTTAACTGCTGGTAATGGTGGAATTGGCGGAGGCGGTGCCGGCGGAGCTTATTTAAATAACAGTTTAGGTAGAACGCAAGGTATAGGTGGAGGCTCTTCTTTGAATGCTGGTGGTAGTACTAATATGACGACTGGTGCCGGCGGTATAGGTGGTGTGAATACGGGCGGAGGTGGTGGTGGCGGTGGTACTAACGGTACTGGAGCGACAGGAGGAAGCGGAGTTGTTATAATTAGTTACGCAGCTCTTACACAAAAAGCAACCGGGGGGTTTGTAACTAGCTATACAAATCCGTCAAACAATCTATTATATTGGGTTCACACATTTACTAGCTCGGGTACATTCAATACTTAAAATAGATAAATAATATTATGGCACTAACAACGATACAAACTTCAGGACTTAATACTCCGTCATACTACCTAGATGATATATCATATGGTATTGACGGAAGCACTAACTCGTTCCAATTAACATTTAGTGGGGCAACTGTATCAATAACGAATCCCTTCAATTTGTTTGTTGTTTTAAACGGCGTGCAACAACAAGCTTTTGTAAATTATTATAGTGTTGTTTGGGGTAGTTATTTTTTACCTGCATTCAGAGGCTATACTATCGACAGTTTTGGAAATCTTAAATTTGCAGATTGTTTACAAAAAGGCAGTCAAGTTATCATCGAAGCATTACCGGTTTATACTACACCGGCAACAAAAACTTATCCATTTTCTCCAGCCGATATCATATTAGGATTTTAAAACAAAGATAAATACTAGTAGTTACTAAATCCGCGGGTATTATTTGATATCAAACGGATAAATCAAGATAAATACTATATAAATCATTGGAGTTAAAATGGCAAGAAAAACGATATTAGATACGTATTATACGTTCGTACCCTCAACAAGAACTGTTATAATCCCTCACGCAGTTCCTAGAGAAAGATTGGTGTTAATTACAGACGTTACAACAAATCAAGTGTTGTATAATTTCTCCGATGCTAGTTTAAAATCAACTTCATATGTCATTGCCACTGACACCAATAACAATACTACAACTACAATTGTATTAAATTATAATACAACATCATTGTCTAGTACTGATAAGTTAAGTATTACAGTTGATGAATATGAAGAAACATTCAAACCAACTGAAATTCTATTTGACCCGGTTAATAAGATGCGTGTTAGTATGCCTCAGTCATTAATCGATACTGACTTTGAATACTCAACACAGCCAACTAAGTGGGAAAACTTAGCTCTAATGAACAATCGCCCATTTGCTTACTACAATACATATTTGATTATTGTAGTAGCAGATATTCAAGTTGTAAATGGTTCAAGAACAGTTACATTGTCAACATCATCTCCACATGGACTATCAGCAGGTACACCAGTATATATTCAGGATAGCACATGGTCTGGTGCTGATGGTTTGTTTGTTATTGATTCAGTTCCATTAAGTACTAGTATTACATATACTGCTAGAACATATTTTACTGGTACAACTGGGTCTATCTACGCAGCAGGTACTACAACTGCATATCAAGGTTATGTATTCAGCGGTGCAGCAATACCAATCTCTAGTATCACATATGCAGGTGTTGCAGTAACGGTAACAACTACAGTTAATCATGGCCTAATGTTGGGTAATGAATTTGCCTTAATTGGTACAACTGCTACAACTAATGCACCGAACGGTAGCTGGTATGTTGCAAGCGTAACAAGCCCAACTGTATTCACTTTCTATCCATATAGTATTGGTGCTCCAACTGGTTCTATTGGTTTCGGTAGTGCAACACTATATTGCAGACCACAATCAAGTTTCAATCATCGTGCATTCGATGGTGGTGTGCAATTCTCAGCAAACGCAAGTAGTCACAATCAAATCGCATTTAGACAAACACGTAGATATTTCCGTTATCAATCTGGTAAAGGTATTCAATTGAGTACTGGTACAATTTTGAAACCAAATATCAATATTGATCAAATTGCAGCGATAGGTACAACTATAACAGTCACTACAAAAATTCAACATAATATTAACTTTGGTGCAACAGTAACAATTACAGGATGTAACGAGTCTGCATACAATGGTTCATTTGTCGTAAATGCAGTATTAAATTCTTATCAATTTACTTATATTGCATTGAGTACACCTTCTGCAAGCCCTGCTAGTGGATTGCCTGTACTATCAATTACTAACTGGTATGGTGGTTCAACTAAAGTTGGATTATTTGATCAACAAAACGGTGTGTTTTTTGAATATGATGGACAAACATTGTATGCAGTTCGTAGAAGTTCAACATATCAATTAGCTGGGTGGGTAAGCGTAAATGCAGGATCAAGCACAGTTAGTGGTGTTAATGTAAATGGTGTTACTACGTTGTTTAGTAAACAATTGATTCCAGGTGATTACGTTGTTATTCGTGGCATGAGTTATCGTGTAGATACAATTACTAGTGATACATCAATGACAATCATTCCTGGTTATCGTGGTGCAAGCAATCTAACACAAAACGTTATCAGTAAAACTGTAGAGACAAAGATTCCACAAAGTTCATGGAATATTGATCGTATGGATGGTACTGGTCCTTCTGGATTCAATATTAACTTAACAAGAATGCAGATGTTCTATATTGATTACTCTTGGTACGGTGCTGGTTTTATTCGTTATGGATTCAGAGGTACAACGGGTGATGTTATTTATGGACACAAATTAGCAAATAATAACATTAACTATTTGGCTTATATGCGCTCTGGTAACTTACCAGCACGTTATGAAACAAATACATTTAGTTTCACTACAACATTAGCGGCAAGTGTTGCTTCTGGCGATACAACTATTACATGTAGTAGTTTAACTTATTTTAGTACACCATGGCCAACATCTGGTACAATTCTAGTAAGAAATGCAACTGCATATGAATACATGAATTATACAGGTATCAATGGTAATATTTTGACTGGTGTGACTAGAGGACAAGCCGGCGGTACAGTTACTGCTACTACAGTTACATATAGTAGTCCTTTATTATTAGTAAGTTCAACCAGTGGTATACAAATTGGACAAGAGATCATTGGTACTGGTATTGCACCTGGAGCAACTGTTGTTGCATATGTTACTAATACTAGTATATCAATGAGTATTGGTGCTACTGCTAGTGGTACTAACGTTTCAATTATTTTAGTTCCAATGGCACTAACTGCACAAACATTTACATATAGTTTAACTGCTCCAACTGCTGTTGAATTACATGCACCGCAATATTCGGCTGAGATTGATCACTGGGGTACTTCAGTTATTATGGACGGTAGATTCGATGACGATAAATCATACGTGTTCACAAGAGGTATGAATAGTGCGGTTACTATTGCATCAGGTGTTAATAATGCGGTGATGAGTTTCCGTATTGCACCTTCAGTGAGTAATGGTATTGCAGGAGCCACATTAGGTGCACGTGAAATTGCTAACCGCATGCAGTTGGTTTTACGTCAGATGGACGTTTTCACAACAGGGCAGTATTTGATCACACTAGTACTTAATGGAGTAACTTCAAGTTCAACACCTTCATGGTCAAACGTTGGTGGTTCAAGTTTGACACAGTATGTGTTCCATAATGCAGGTACAACAATTACAGGTGGCGAAACAGTTTTCGGATTCTTCTTGCAACAATCAGGTGGTGTTTCTGGTTCTGTTACTCAGCAAGACTTGTCATTGGTTCGTGACTTGGGTACAAGTATATTGTCAGGTGGTACAACTGCACCAAATGTTGGTATATATCCAGACGGACCAGACGTGATTACAGTTATGGCGCAAAATATTGGGGGAACTTCATCGACTATCTTTGGTCGTATGTCCTGGACAGAAGCTCAAGCTTAAGAGGCGTTTATGTCATTAAACAACCCTCAGCTACCGATTCTACCGTTAGTAAACGATACTACGGCTTACTATATAGCCATGCAGGGAGCAACTGCAGGCTATACCAGTACTGAGTATGTTAGCCCTAACTTGGCATATATTCCAGTTAACAACGCATTGGGTTTTACTGGAAATCTAACAGTCAATGGTACAGCATTTGCAAACAATATCAGTGAAGTTTCTTCTACTGTGAGTATTGTAAATAATTCAATCACACTTAATCTTGCAGCCGCATCAATATTCAATGTTACATTGAATTCAAATATCACAGTCTTGCAACTATCAAATGTACAAGCTAGTGGATTTTCAACTTCATTCATAATGGTATTTACGGGGAGTGGCGCATCTCAAACAGTAGTATGGCCATCTAACTTTAAATGGCCATCAGGCACTGCACCAACAATCACTTCAACTGCAACTAAAAAAGATATTTTTCTTTTCTTTACAGTTGATGGTGGAATAAGTTGGCAGGCATTTATAGCAGGACAAAATTTATAATGACAGTATTGGCACATGTCGAAAATGGTACAGTAACAGGTGTATATGATTTGTTACCGGACAATTGGAGAAACATAAGTAATTTTTCTGCATTAGACTTTGATGCAGACAATGCTTTTCTATACAACTTAGGTTGGAGAAAAATAGAAAAAGCATTTATACCTACATATGATCCTTCTACTCAACAACTATCTGTGCCAACATATCAATATGACCCTAGTTCAGATGTAGTCACAGAAGTCATCTCAATCGTTGACATAAATACTATTAATCTTAATGATCCTCCGCAAGTAATACAAGCAAGTGATCTTGAAGATCCAACAGTAAGAGACCATAGAATCGCAATGATAGCTTTAAGAAACAAAAGAGATACTTTATTAGCAGCTTCTGATTATACACAAGTGGCAGATGTTGTAGAAAAAAATGGTGCTGATTTAACAGCAGAGTTTGTAACATACAGACAAGAACTACGTGATTTACCTGCAACTTATGAAAATGATTTAACATTCATCAACGAAAACGCAGCAGTTTATCCAGTTAAACCCGGAGAAGTATAATGAGCCTAGGGCTTCACTTATTACTATTATTAGGAAATTCTTCCCAATATAGTAAATCTCACAACATGTACCTATGGGGCGATAACACATACGGTCAACTAGGTGATAATAAAACAGCTAATTTCTTTAGTTGGTCACAAATGTCAGCAGGCGGTAGTC